AGGTTATTTGTTTCTGTGGCACAATCGACAGTTAAATTAATAGTTGATGCACAGAACGCAATAGCACCATTAAAAAGGGTTAATGAACAAACAAAAAATTTAAGTAATAGTACAAATAAATTAAAAGATAGATTAAATAAATCAAACAGGTCTTTAAGAGATACTGGAAAGTCAGCGAAACAAGCTTCAACAGGGGTTAAAACACTTACAGGAGCTTTAGGCCCACTTTTAAAAGCATTAGCTGTTGCTGCCACAGCAAGATTTATTTTTGTCAAAACTGCTGAACTTGAGACTCAAAGAAAAAGTTTAGAGGTTTTAACTGGATCTTTAGAAAAAACAAATGAAATAATTTCTGAACTACAACAGTTTAGTGCTGTCACCCCTTTCACAAGTAGCGAATTAATTGACCAAACTAAAAGACTTAAAGCGTTTGGTTTTGAGACAGAGGAGCTAGTTGATACGACAAGAAGATTATCAGAGGTTGCTGGTGCTACTGGTGCTGATTTGCAAGGTATAGCGACAGCCTTTGGTCAGATCAGAGCAAAAGGAAAGCTTCAACAAGAAGAAAATCTTCAATTATTAGAAAGAGGTGTAGATATAACTACAGAATTAAAACGTATTACTGGTTTACAAGGTGACGCTTTTGAAAAAGCACAAAGGCAGGGCAAAATTGGGGCTGATCTTGTAAATCAGGCTTTAATAAATTTAACGAATGAAGGAGGTAAATTTTTTGGTGGTGCTACAAAACAGGCTGATACTCTTAATGGACAAGTTTCAACTTTAGTTGACAATGTTGAAAAACTTGCTGTTGTTATAGGTGAAACTTTAACACCAGCTTTAAAAACTGCCTTAACAGAGGCAAATAAAGTTTTAAGTTCAATAAACAGATTGTTTGCCAGTGAATTTCAAAGAGATATTTCAAAATTAAGATTAGATTTAGAAATAGCTGGTGGAACTAGTAACGATCTTGAAAATATTAAAAATTTTGTAGATTCTATACCTGAGGAAGGAATTAATTTAGTAAATATTGATTTATTTCAAAGTCAATTACAAGGTACAAGTAATCAACTTAAGAAGGTAGCAAGTGAAATACAAAAACAAAGACCTTTTGGATTAACTGACAAAGAAATTAAAAATTTTGAAGCAGCACAAGATTCAATATTAAAAAAAATACAAAAATTAGAAGCTGTTAGAAAAAGAATAAATACAGAAAATAATAAAAGTAAAAAATTAACAAAAGAAATATCTGAACAAACAAAAGAAACAACTCTTTTTTTTGAAAATATAATTACACCTACAGATCTTTTAAATCAAAATCTTGGTCAAACAAATCTTTTTGTTGATTCTATAGATAGTAAAACTTTGAAATTATCTGAAAGTTTTGTAAATATTACAAGTGAAGCAGACCAACTAAAACAAAAGTTTATGGAGATTGGTCAAGCTGTAGAGCAAGGTATTGTCTCTAACCTTACTGACGCTGTGATGGGAACACAGACACTTGCACAGGCAGCAGTGAATGTATTAAATCAACTAAAAAGAAAACTTGTAGAGGTAGCAATACAAAGGGCTGTTTCTGGAATAGGAAACTTTATTGGTGGTGCATTAGGTGGCATATTTGGTGGAGGAGGTGGAAGTAGTTTTCGTACAGATTTAGGCGGTATTATCTCAGCACCTATGTTATCACCAGTTAAAGGTCTTAAATTTGCTAACGGTGGTCGGCCACCAGTAGGCAGAGCTTCATTAGTTGGAGAACGTGGCCCTGAATTGTTTGTTCCTTCTACTGCTGGTACGATTATTCCAAACAATAAACTTGGAGGGGGTACAACTAATATTGTTAATGTTTCCGTTGATGCGTCTGGTTCTGCTGTATCTGGTAATAATCAAGATGCACAGGCTTTAGGTAATGTCATTGGTGCTGCGATTCGTGCAGAGCTTATCAAAGAAAAACGTGCAGGGGGTTTATTAAGTAGGTAATGGCAACTTTTCCTTCAATCCAGCCAACATATTCTGGCTTCAGAAAAACAAGTTCACCAAAGGTGAGAACAACAGCTTTAGGTGATGGCTATCAGTTCAGAGCTTTATTTGGCTTGCCTTTGACACAAGACCCAAAAGTATATGACCTAACTTTTGTAGTATCTGAAGAACAATCAGATATTATTGAGGCTTTTTTAAGAAGCAGGGTCAACGATCAGGATAGTTTTACATTCACACCACCATCCGAAGGGTTTACAAAAACAGGAACATATTCACAGTCATCATCTACCACTGTGACAATAACAATTTCAAATCATGGCCTTGCTATTGGTGATGTCGTAACTATTGACTATACATCTGGATCTGCTGTTGATGGTTCTTTTGCTGTGGTCACAACGGCTGATGATAATACTTTTACTGTTACGGCTGCGGCAAGTGCCACAAACTCAGGAAATGTTTCTGTAACTTTATCTGGTGCTGGTAAATTTATCTGTAAATCTTGGTCAAAACAAATTCCATACAATAATAGGGCTATCATTACAACAACATTTGAGGAGGTATTTGAACCATAATGGCAATCCCTACCGCAGAACTTCAATCTTTATCTAATAAATCAATAATAGAGTTGTATTCAATAACTCTTGTTTCAGCATTGCATGGTTCAACAAATGTAAGCCGCTTTCATTCTGGTGTGGGCATGAACAGTAACAGCTCAATAATTTGGCAGGGCAACACTTATGATAAATTTCCAGTTATTGCTGAGGGGTTTGAATACACAGGTAAAGGCACACTGCCAAGACCTACTCTGACAGTCTCAAATATTCTTGGAACTATTACAGCATTGATGGCAACAGCTAACGCTACAACACCATTTAATGACTTACAGGGAGCAAAATTTATAAGACATAGAACAATGGCTCAGTTTTTAGATGCTGCAAACTTTCCATCAAATCAAAATCCTTTTGGCACTCCATCAAGCACAACAGAATTACCACAGGAGATATATTTTATTGATAGAAAAGTTATTGAAAATAGAGAAATCGTTCAATTTGAATTAGCTAGTGTTCTTGAATTGAATAATATTCGTTGCCCTAAATTACAAGTAACAAGAAAAGATTTCCCCTCTGTTGGTACTTTTGTAAACGCATGAACTGGAAAGAGCAAGCTGCTATACACGCTAATAAACAAGCTCCTAAAGAGTCTTGTGGTTTGTTGGCTATTATCAAAGGCAAAGAAACTTATTGGCCTTGTAAAAACCTTTCAGAGTCACCAGATGAATTTTTTGTTATAGATCCAGATAATTG